TTACAGCTATTTTCACATATTACTATGGCTCCTCTTGTTGGAGCTTGTACATTTTGCATAACATTGATGTAACCATACTTTTAAACTTATGTAGCAGAAATTTGGGTAATTTTTGGGTAATGCTGTTTTCGTACTGTTATTCCCATCTTTCTATTTATTAGCTTGTCTAGTTTTTGACTTTGCTTTAGTATTTTTGAATATTTTTCATCATTTGTGATTAATTTTTCAAGTTTAACTCGATTACGTAAAATTAGTAAATCAAGACTCATTTTTAATCACCTCAATAGTATTATATCATTTTATGTTAATCTATTGTGTCGAATCTTGTCGAACATAAATATTTTTATTGACATTACATATTGGTTAATGTATACTTTTTTTTAAGTAGTATTTAAATTATGTACAGAAATATTTAAAGTTACTATTTGGCTAGCTTTCGAGCTAGTCCTTTTTTATTTGCAAAAATTTGTAGAATTTTGATTGATTTTCTGCAATGATGCTTATATAATCTGTTTGAGAAAATTTTTCGGAGGTATACAAATGAATCTTTGGGAGAAAAATATGCAACATTTGAAAAATATATTTAGATATATAAAGGAAAGACTCTTATGCATAACAGTAATACTCTTTATCCTAATATTATTACTATTTGTTATTATTCGTAACGCAACCCTAATAACACCCGAGCAATATGAAAGTCAGCAAATGTTAATTGCAGGAATTTCTCTAGAAAACTGGAGTATACTGATTGGTATTGTTGGTGTTGGTTTTACTGCCATGTGGACAATGTTTCAATACAGCAAAAACAAATTATTATCTCAGCAAGAAAAAGCTTCGAATATAGCTAGTGAATTTGCCAATGAGCTTGTCGAAAAACTCTATGTGATAAATAAAGTGTTGCTCTCTAACAACGAATATTCAGAATTACTGGAAAAGATAAATATTGATAATTTAAAGAGCTTTACATACTATGAAATAACTCAACTCACGAAAGATAAAGATATCTTTTCAAAATTCAATAAAATTGTTTTTTCAGATCAAATTCAAACAGCATATGAAGAATTATTAAAAAGTAGGCATAATGCTCAAGAAATAGAATTATTTGAATCTAAATTCCCAATTTTAATACAAAACACATTAAATAGACTAGAATTTATTTCTATGAACATCAGTAGCACCGCTGCTGGTTCTCAATTTATATATCCATCATTGCATCAAATGTTTCTAAATACTGTATATGTTCTTTCTCCGTCAATTGCTGAAAATAACTACAATAATGTAGATAAATTTTTCATAAATATTATACAAGTTTATAATCACTGGAATGCCGAAAAAGAGAAAGACGCGAAGTATTTTGAAAAAAATAGAAAGAAACATGAAAAACGAAGTAAAAAATATAAAGAAAAACAACAAAAAGAAATGAAAAAACTTTTAGATAAAAATCCAAGGGAAGTCTAGTTATTAGACTTCCCTTCATCTTTGTTTTCTTTGCTCTTATTCATAATTTCATCACATTTTTTAAACCAATCTTGATACATAATTAATCCCTCCTAAACTAATACTTAATATAATATATTAGTTTGAAACTCCTTTAGTACCATTATTATATAGATAAAAAAAATAAACTTCAAGTTTTTTTTATGATTTGTACAAAAATTTTTGTATTGTTTGTTAAACTATTTTTAGCCTGATTGTATTCTTGATTTTCTATTTTTATTAAAATATAATTACTATAATTCTTTTAGGAGGTGTTTATATGATTGGTCCAGATGATGAACTAATAGAACAAGAAACAGAATATATGGATAGTCTAACAGAAGGACAACTAGCAGACTACATGGCTGAACAAGGAATGTACGAACCTGATATTGACTAACAAAAATTCGAGGAGCTTTATTGCTCCTCTTTTATATTTTTGAACAATATCTTAAACATATCCAGCCACTAGCTGTCTTGCCCCAGTCACCTTTCACTTCTGTAACATTACAAATTACACCTTTTCTATATCCATTGTAATATGCGTTACCACATAGCTTATTTTGGTATCTAGCATTAGCGGTTAATTGTTTATATGTCTTAGCTTTGTAATTTGTTCCTGGTCCAGTTCTTACATGAATATTAGTTGTTACTTTATACTTTCCAGTTATATATCTTGAAATAGTTGATCTTTGAATAGTTGTACTTTCAGATAAATAATCTGTACTGACCCATCTATTATTCCCTATTCTTGACCAACTTCCAGATGTTTCATATACAGTTACTTTACTACCTTTAGATAATGAACCTATTATAGTTCCATTAGGTCCATTTCTTACATTTAAGTTACTTGATTTTGTAGCTACATATCTTGTATATGTTTCTGTAGTTACATTGTTATCTGTTGAGTTTGTTGTTATAGTTGTATCTGCATTATAGCCATAACAGAAGAATTGCTTATAATTTGCATATTTTCTGAAATTAGTAGTAGAACAATACACAGTGTTTCCACTTACTGTTACTTTGTTTCTTCTAGTAGAAGTCTCAAATTTACCACTATATAAATAGGGATCATATATCTTAATCGTATTTCCATCAATTCCATATAAAACTATGTAATGTCCTCCAGAAGTGAATAATCCATTCCCACAGCTTGCTATTATATAGTGATTATTTCTTAATAGATTTATCATTGTGTCAAAGTTGTCTGTTTCTTGATATTCTATGTCGAATTGGTCTGCTACAGCTCTATACGCACTCCAATAAGTTCCAGAATTTGCACTTCTATATCCATTATCAACAAATACATCTGCTAGCTCTGTTACACTTACATTTCCAACTATAGAGTCTATTATCATTGCAGCACTTGCAACACCACAGCCAGAACTTCCTATTGTTTGGCTTGTATTCCCTGTTGATGTATATGAATAATAATTCCAACGACTATCGATTTGCGATATATATGTTAATTGTGGAGCATTTCCCGTTGATATACTCCAAGTCTTTGCATCTCCATTGTAGGCTATTTCACCTTGCAGTTCAAAAGCTTCGCTTTCCACTTCTTGAATTTCAAGATTCTCTTCATCATCTATCGTTTGTTCTTGAATTAATGTCGTAGATAAATTGTCTTCTACTATTTCCTGTTTTATCTCTTCTTGTACGATTTTTTGCATTTCTGATATAGTGTTATTTATCTCGTGGTCTGGTAAATAAATACCACAAAATACACCTATTATTGACAATATACAAGCTAATACTATCATTTTTTTTCGATTCATATTTCATCCCTCCTATAAACTGAATTTTGCTAACAAAAAACCCAGAATAGCTGTTGCTATTCCGAGTTCTTATTGTTTTTATTAAATTATCCCAATTTTTTGCAGGCTTATCTTCTAGTTGCTTTAATCTGCTATCCATTTTTTGTTCATCTTCTCTCATTGCTTTCATTTCCATTGCAAGTTTTTCAACAGATATTGCTATTTGATTAGTACTTTTAACGTCTGCTCTTATTTCTTTAATTACTTCATTTAACTGGTCAACCCTCTGATGTGCAGATTTTACACTTTGAACAGCCTCAATTATCATTTGAATATATTCATTATCCACGTCTAAATACCTCCTTATTTTTGTATCCATCCTCTTTTATTTAATTCTCCATAAATATACTTTGCTATGTATTCTCTTGTTGCATTATTTGGATGTGTAGCATCTGCCATAAGTTGAGGTGGGATTGTACCCTTTGAAATTTTTTCTAAGTCTATTTCTGTTGGAGTTAATTCCATATCATAAATACATTGATTTACTAGGTAATTTTCAATATCTACAAAGTTATTCGGATACAAAGTTTTTAATTGTGTATTTAAGGATGTTACCCAGTTATGAGACTGCGAACCGGCTGTTTCATTTATTGTCGTAGTGCAAGATATAATTAAAAACCTTTTTACCGTTGGAGTTAGTTTATCAATCATTGCTTGTATATTAGAAGTTACTCCATTAATTTGATGCGGATAAGCGAAAGCCATGTCATTTCTTCCAACCCAAATAATAACTAAACTATCATCATGGATTGCTTGAGTTGAAACAATCTGTGTACCACTTTTAACCAGAACTTCTTCACCATCTGTACTTCTTTTAAAAATCGCAGTTGGACTGCTGGAAACATTTATATCTAGCCTTCCTTCTATTCCATCAATAGAACAAGCCAAATTATCATTTGTATTTGAAAAGTTATTATAATATCCGGATGAAAAATCAAAACCAAAAGTCACAGACTCTTCAACTGTTGCTGGAATAGTAAAATCTTCGTTGGCTATAAATATATTTCCTCCTTGTCGCCATGCAATTGTTCCGCTACATTCCCCACCGCGGCCACGATTAGTAACTCTAACATTCTCGCCTATTAACTCTTGTAAATAAGCTGGATAAGATTTTCCTGCGCTACCTCCAGCGGTTAAACTATCCCCCCAACAAACTATATTGTATAAATCACTTTTAGTTAAGGAGTCTATATTGATAACATTGTCAAGCTCTGCGATTTTATTGTCGAATGTTTCATTAAATATTTCTATTATTTTATTCACATATTGTTTAGTAGCAAGAAATGAAAGCGCTTCACTTATATCTTCTGTTAAAGTATTGTACTTATCTGTTTTATTATATAATAAATCTATAGGTATATCGTTTAGCCATAATTGAACATCTGAAACAAACCAATCCGTGATTAATGATGAAGAATTATTATTCACTCTGATTTGAATCGCATTACACTGTGTAAAATCCGTACTTAAATCAAATGATTCGTCTATTTCAATATATTTTTTGCTAAGTTCACTTGAAGATGCAACAATTGTATGCTCTTGATATGAATTTTCTGTCCCTGTTTCTGGATTGAAACGTCTTAGTAATCGTAATCTTATTTGGGACGAAGGGCTGATAGTTTCTTTTTTGATTTTTAATTTTATACGTACTTTCGATACACTCTGTAACATATCAAATTCAAACAAAATTCTAGGATACGAATTACCATTAGACGTGATATGGTATTCACTTCCAGTTATATCTTTATTAAGTTTAGTAAATGTAACGCTTTTGCTTTCCAATGCAGTCGATTGATATATTCCTCCAGATATCCAATTACCATCATTATAGTAGTACCAATTTCCATCTGTTGTATTTACATATACTCTACTTGTGTCTGTCATTCCTGCTACTGAATTTGCTACCAAAGGACTTCCGCTCGCTAAACTATTTATCTGATTCTGCAGATTGTTATCTGCAGTAGTCCTATTATTCTTTTCTGTTTGTATTGCATTATTTACATTACCATTTTCTGCATCTAACCTTGCATTTAAATTACTATATGTTTTTCTTGCTTGTACTACTTCCATATCTGTATGACCATTTGCTATTGCATCATCGTAACATTGTTGTATTCCTTTAGCGATGCTATCTCGCACATCTTTACCATATATAGCATGTTTAATCTTATCTATAAAATTTGCTATATTTCCCATTATACATTACCTCCTCCATTTTGATTTTCTAAAGCTTCGACTCTATCCACTAGATCATCGAAGTCTTCTTTTTTTACATAATCATCTAGAGCAACTATAGTTGCATATGTATTACCCACTTCTGTCTTAGTTAAATAAGCACTTAAATCTATCGTTTCGCTCAATTTGTCCCAACCAGTATCAGTCCAAACATAATTTGCTCCAGTTGTTAAAACATTGTACACATCTCCGAATTTCCTTAACAGATATTTGATCCAATGCTGCATAATTTGCTACATTTCCTTTAATTGTATAAACTCTTCCAATTTTCTGTAATACTTCTGTTCTGAAACTTGTAAAATCCGAATTTTTTGCGTACTCTGTTGGAATTTCGACTATTACTGTATTTATGCCTCTTACATCCTCTTTGACTGCAGAAACATCTTGTTCTAATGATTCAACTTTAACAATACTCTGTGATATTACATTCATTTGATTTTGATTCTTTATCTGCTTTTCTGTGAAGCTCTTATATGTCTGTCCTAACGTTATTCTGCTTGATTTAATATCATCTAAATTTAGCTCTAGCTTTGTTAATAACATATACCTATCCCATTTATGAGGTATAGAAACTACTCTTGTTAATCTTCCAACTCTTAAAGCTTCTATATTTACATCAAGCTCATGTAAATCTGCTGCATTAATATTTATTGTTGTTGATAACTGAATACTATCTTCTAAATCTTTTCTGCCTTTAGACAGCAAATTAGAAGGAACCGTGACATCATCATGCTTCACGATTCCTTCTATTCTTCCAAATATATTAACTGCTGCAGTATCTTCTATGTAATCTCTTCCATCATTTACAGATGCAATTGTTACATAATTGTCCTCTTCTTTCTTTCCAAGCGGAATAATTACCGTCTTGATATTTTCTGCAGAAATGCATTTTGTAAAATCTAGCATATTTCTTCCAAATACAATGGGTTGTATATTGTATTCGGTATAATCCGCTAAATAATCAATGTAAACCTTTTTCACCATATTACCTTGGCCATCATCTTCCTCTACTTCTTCCGTTTCAAAATGACCGCCTAGCAACTCAATTAACTTATTATCCATTTCCTCTTTTGTTGTAGGATAATTCTCGTTTGCTCTAGTTATATAATTATTAGGATCTGTCACAGTACAATTTCTAACATAGAACTTCTTACTATCATCAACTCTTGCATTATGCTCATTCACATATTTCTGGAATAAACCTAATACAGAGCCATTATAATTATATTTTCGCACTATTGTGTCATTGAAGAATGATAGTTCTCCTTCAATTTCAATTTGTCCTCTGGAATAAAAATCTTCATCCCTGGTATTGGCTGCACCTCGAAAAATTTGAGTGTATATTTTTTGATTACCTACTATATCAACTTGAAATACTCTAAATATACTTTTCTTCAGATTTATTAAATCAAAGCATGGATTTGTTTTTGGTATTCTGAAGCTTAAAGTTCCATTTTTTCCAGTCTCTAATGTTAATCGAGGAGATGTTACAATTCTGTCTTGCGACCTTATATCGTATATAACTTGATTATCACATGTTATTTGATACATTATAAACTACCTCCTCTATAATCAATTGAGACTGTCCCGTTTCCTTCAAATATCAATTTATTCTCGCCCTCGAGTATTTCTATGTCTAAAACCTCATTTGTTCCTTCAGATAAATTGTATGTTACATTATTGAATGTTACAGTCATAGCACTATCACATATTATTTTAGGAATCACATGCTTTCTACGGCCATAAACAGATACTTCCAAAGTTCCATCTACAACTAAATCTTTACACTCGTTTATAATACCATCTATAAAGCTAAATGGATCCCATAGCCAATCTTCTGCAGATGAACTTATTTCATATTTGTATGGATCAACTTTTACATCTAATACAACTTTTCTTAAAATATCATACAGCTCTACATCTCCCACAGACACACGACCTATCCAATAATATCCTGGCTCTTCAGAAAAAATCATTTTAACTTTTCTGCCATGCAGTTTATTCTGGATTTGACTATGTACACTTAAAAATTCACCATAATCTTTAACTCCCGCAAGCTCAATATGTATTTGCCTTTGGTTATATTGCACATCTCCTGTTAATGCTTCAGTATAATCTAATATATCTGATGTTCCTGGTATATCTTCCGTCTCTGTTTTTACTTCTGCAGTTGGGATTGTTAGTCCATCTTGTAACAATAAATGAAAATCGTTAAATGTATTTAAAATTAAGTTATCTTTTAAATCTAAAAATGTTATATATTCTTCCAACTAACTTCCCCTCCTTCGTTTATCTTCAAGCCTGCCAAGCTCTTCGTCAATATCTTCTATTGTTTCTCCAACAAGCACTCCAGAATCAAGTACAATTTGTTGTTTTCTACCTGATACATTAATTAGTTTTTCCAGCAATGATGCAACTTTATTGTTTGATGCAAGAATTGCTTCTAACAAAGATGAATCACTTGAACCACTAAAAATATTAACTGAACTTTTATGTTTTTTTGCTTCCTCTTCCGCTTCTGTGTATTCTTTATTTTCCTGTTTTGTTAATACCCTCTCACCTTCATGTAGTCTGGCCACATAGTTATCCTTTGGAACATAATCAAGACCTGATTTGTGTCCTGGTAGATTCATAGCACTAAATAAACTACTTCCTCCTGTAACATTTACTCTACCAGTAACATTTAACAAGCTTGATAATCTAGATGCGATACCTCTTGCTGTTGCAAATAATGTTTCCTTAAACGAGTCACTCTTTAAACCGCTGTTTAATTTTTTTAAGATGTCAACACCTTCAGATTCTGCAAGATTACCTGCTCTTATTCCTGCCATAACTCTTTCAACATCGTTTACACCTGCAGATTCTAATAAGCCTCTTAATGTTTCATCGTTCAATCCATTTAGAAATCCGTATAAATCATTCACTGCTTTTTGTCTAAATTCTTCGTTACAATCTAATTGATCAACTACCTGTTGACTCATTCTTTTTGCTTCACTAACCATAAATGGACTTTGATTGACAACAACACCAGTTGCTTCCTGTATATTTTTAGACATTGTTGGACCCATTTTTATTAACTGTTCCTCATAGACTTCATAATTTCCTTCTGCAAGTGCTTTCCATGCTGCTTTTTCCTCTTCACCTAATTCACTTACCGTGCTTGTCCTTTGTCTTAAATTTTCAGCAAGTGTTCGTAGAGTATTCTCTGATGTTTCCATTTCTATCCTTGCTTTTTCTATACCAGCATCCTCATAAACCTTTTTATGGTTATCTAATTCGTCTGCTTCTTTTTGTATAGATTCTTTTAACTTTTGTAAAGAATAGTCAGTATAATCATCTGTAGATGTTTTTACAGTATTTACTATTGCATCGTAGTCTTTCTCTGTATACTTTGCTAATTTATCATCATATGAAATTAATATTTCGTTATCTTTTTTTACTCGTTCAGTTGCTGTATCATAAGTACTTATCAATTTAGCCGCCTCATCGACAACTGCTTTGTTGTATTTTTCCATTAATGTTGTATGTGATCCGTGGTTATTCTGGAAGTTACTCCAATCTTCTTCGGCCTGTTTTACATTTTTCAGGTATGTTGGGACATCATCTCCCATCATTTTTGCAGCATCTTTTATTCTTTTATATGCCTCTTCTTGATTATTAATTGCTTCTGTTTGGTCATTATAGGCCGATTCCCATTTTTTTGCTTCACCAGCCATAATAATATCTGCTTTTTTCTTCAAGATTAAATCATCTGTTGCGCTTGATAGGTCTTGTAAACTATCTATGATATTATTGTTCATATCATATTCAGTTCCCAATGCCTCGTTTAATTCATTTAGTATAAATTGTGCTCTGTCTTTATCAGAATCATTAACCCTTCCATTTTCATCAGTAATTTTTATCAGTTCATCTTTAAGTTTTTTTATTCTATCAAGATGTGCTAGTTCAGTACCTGTTGAATCATCTATACTTTTAATCCAATTGTCTTGAGCATCTTTTGCATTTTGAACTTTTTCTCCAAATTCTCTCATTTCTCGCTCTGCTTCATATTGCTTTTGAGAAAAATATGCATATGCACCTGCAGCTGCTAATACTGCTGCCGTTGCTAATCCTGCTGGACTTATTAACTTACTTAAAAATCCTGCTAATCCATTAACAGATTCTGAACCACTTACGACAGTTCCTCTCATTACACCTACGGCTTGTGTAAAAGTGCCAACACCTTTTATTACCTTTCCTCCTGTAGATATGAATTTTCCCATTATTGTAAGTAATGGCCCTGCAGCAGCCACAATCCCTCCAATTTTTAAAATTGTATTTACTTGACCATCATTCAATTTATCTATTCTTTTTGTTACTTTTTCAATAAAATTTGTTCCTTTATCTATTACTGGTAATAATTTATTACCAACAGTAATGAATAAATCTTTTACTTTGTTTGTTGCAATTTTTATTTTAGAACTTACAGTTTCGTACCTTTTGTTTGCTTCGTTCGTGAGCGCTGTATTATCCTCCCATGCTTTATTACCTCTTTTTATTGCATCATTAAATAAATCTCCTGCATTTGCAGCTCTTAAGAGTGCATCTCTCAATCTAACTTCAGTCAACCCCATTTCAGTTAACATTGTTACTGCACTATCTCCTTTAGATTCTGCATCTCCTAATCCTTTAATAAAATCAGTAAGGGCCCCTGCAGCATCTTCTTTCCACTGTTTCTTAAATTCAGATGTAGATTTTCCAGATATTTTAGCAAAATTTTCAAGATCAACACCAGCATTAACAATATTTTTTAACTGAGTCGTAGTCATATCTAGAGAACCAGCTAATTCTTTAAAACCTTTTGTATCATTTGTTGACATCAATTGTAATTCATGTAAGCTTTTCCCTGTTTTCTTTGTAACATCTTCCAATTTTGTACTACTAATCTCAACAGCATTCTGCATTTTAATCATCGCTTTTGATATTGCAGAACCACCCATTTCCGCTTCAATACCAACAGAGCTTAGAGCAGTTGCTAGTCCTAATACTCTACCTTCGGATAATCCAACTTGCTTTCCTGCACCTGCAAGCCTCATAGCCATTTCAACTATATCCGCTTCTGTTGTTGCAAAGTGGTTACCTAGATCTACTATTGTGCTTCCAAGCTTATCAAAATCTGTTTGTGACATGTTCATGATATTTGCAAATTTTGCTAATTGAGATGCTGCCTGTTCTGCAGTAAGATTTGTTGCATTTCCCAAATCAATCATAGTTCTGGTGAAACCTAAAATATTATCAGTTTCAATTCCTAGTTGTCCTGCTGCCTCTGCTACAGCTGCAATTTCTGTTGTTGTGGAAGGTATTTCTTTTGCCATATCTCTTATGCCTTGTTTAAGCATTTGCATTTGCTCTTCAGTTCCATCAACAGTCTTTTCAACTCCTGTGAAAGCATCTTCAAAATCTATTGCACTTTTTCCTGCATAAACCATTGCGGCTACAGACATAGCAGAAAAGGCAGAGATTTCTTTCCCTGCCTTTTCTGTTTTTTTACCAACTTTTTCAATTTTTTCTCCAGTTTCTTCTAATTTTTTTCCGAAACTAGTTAATTCTTTCTGACATTCATCTAATCTATTTTTATAATCTAATAGTTTAGTTTCTGCTTTTAGTAATTCATTTCTTTTACTTTTTATAGCTTTTTCATTTTTATTTTCCGCATTTTCTAATTCAGCTAACTGCATTTTTAAGATGTTAACTTTATCAGATTGCGTCTCATATGCACTTGTGAGATATTCTTGCTCTGCTTTTAATTTCTGAGTACTACTTGTTGTTTTATCCCATTGTGCCTGTGTCAATTTAAATTGATTGTAATTTTTATTCAGCTCAAGATTAACATCTTGCAGAGTCTTTTTAAAATCTACAGCACCTTCTTGAGTGAATATAAGTCCTACTCTTTTTAAATCATTTGACATCTTTTTTCAACTCCTTGTGCCAGTTTGCAAGAACTAGATAAGTTGAATCTTTTACATCTTATGATTGTGGATATTATCTTCCACCTGGTTACTACCATTTTCTGGTATATTATTTATTACAAAATCAGCAATTTTTGTAACATCCTCTATCTTTACAAGTCGCACCGCTTGTCTATATGTGAGTGGCTTATCATAATTTGATGCGATTAAAGCATAGATAAGCTGATTTGCAGCATACATGGTTTTTGTATATCCATTTACATCTTTTACGCCTCTTGCATCTTTTTTTAGTTGTTCCACACCACCGTCATAATCTTCCAGATATTCAAGTATAAGTGGTGTCACTTCTAAAAATATTTTTTCTCCATTTTTTAATTCTATTTCCATTGTATATTCCTCCCGAATATATTTGAAAAAAAGGCTCTATGTAGAGCCTTTTTTATGCACCTTGTTCATTTTCATTATTTTCTTCAGCTGGTGCTATCGCAGCATCTAAATCTTCTTTAGAAGATATAACTGCATCAAAGAATTTTTCTTCTGTTAATCCTTCAGGATATTTTGATGTTTCGCTATCTACATATGTTTTTTTATTATTTTTTCCATCAAAATCAAATGCTCTTATTGTTACTGTATCATTTTGCTCAGAAAAAGACTCTTCTGATGTACCTATATCATCAGTATTTTCTACTAACTGACATTTAGGGAACCATTCCATTCTGATTCCTCCACCAACTTTATTTACAACTTTTCCATACGCGAAAAATGGTCTTTTGCTTGCAGCACCAGATAATATTAATCCATTATCAGCAGAAGTATCGTCTCCTCTCATTCTTGCTAAATCTTCAGGATCAAAAGCAACTACTTCAACTGCCATATCAATAGAGTCTGATTGATTAACAACTTCATAGTCTTTCCCAGACGCTTTAACTGTTGTAGATTCTGCATTTTCAGTTGTACCAATATTCTTAACATTGGCGCACTGTATTGTTCCCTCGTAATCTCCTTTTTTAAAGTCTCCTTTTTCAGTCATATTATTAAATGCGTAATACATATCTCCTACTGATTGTTTAATCATAGGTTTCTTTTTTGTTGTAGCCATAATTCATTCATTCCTTTCATCTTAAAATTAATAAAAAAGCTTACATTACCAGGTTTGTAATCCTAGTTTTGTAAGCATTAATTTATAATATTTTTCTTTATTCTTATCCCACAAAGGATACATATGTGGCCTTGCATCCATTTTTTTAGTTCCAAGCTCTACCATTCGACCATAGTATTTCCCCCAACCAACAACTATTTCTTTATCATTTGAATCTATGGCAAATGAATCAATCAAATGCGTATAGCCACTTTTTCTTATGTGTGATATTGGTTTTGCTAATTTATTTAAATCATTTAAGAATGCTTCTGCTCCATCATTTAGAATCTCCATGCTGTTTTCAGCACCTTTCATGTAAAATTCTAATTGTTCAGCCAAAGCACTAAAACCTTCATATCCATCTGTTACACTTGTAGTTCCACCATGTTGCCTATTTAAATTTTTTAAACTACTCAATGTTCTCTAACACCTCAATAGCAAAAAAAGAATGCCATCTCCTAGAGGCTATATCATACTCGTGTTGTATTTGTGGATGTAATCCTTGCTCTGATAATTCTTTCTTTAAATCTAATAAAGCTGTACATCTAGGTAACTCACTAATAACAGATATTTGATATGTTACTTTCGTGTTATATTCTTCTCCACTCGCAGTCAAAGAATCCCATAAGTATTCCCAAAAATGAATTCGTACTTCATCTTCAATTTCTTCATCTTTTGGAACTCCTTCTGTAACTGGTACCTTTAAAGATTTCAATAAATTAACTAATTCTTCCTTAGTCATCATTTTCTATCACATCCTTTTCAAATTTTGCTCTAGGATATTCCTCAAGCGTTATATCGCTTTGTTTAAAACCATCTTTATTTGTAAAATGGTATGCATTAAATACTTTATGGTATTTACCATTAATCTCCACAACACAAAGTGAATCTATCTCCTTTAGTTGTGGTATTCGTATTTTATAGGTTATTTTCTTTTTTCTTTCTTCAGCATCAAATTTTAATCTGTCTGTTAAAGATAATTCTTCAAACCAGATTTCATTGTAATTGATGCCTGTATTTTTAGAATCTTCAAATTCTACTAAATACTCTATTGGATATGCTGTGCCTTCTTTTTCTTTTTGTTTAATTTGATAAAGTTTTAAATATCCATCATTATATGTCGGCAGGTTTGTAATATCTGGCTTGAAGATCACTACGTTCTCCTTCATATAAACTAAAGAACTCTGCTAATCTTTTATATCTATCATAAAAAACATAAGTTTTTAGCAATTTTCTCGCATCTAAATCTTTATCATAATCAATATTTGCACCAGCATAGTGGTTTAAATTGTATTCAGCATCTTTTATATAACCTTTTAAAGCTTCATCACTTTCAATTGGATGTTGCTCATAACGAATTTCTTTTAGTATTGCTGTTTTTGTTTCTTCACTCATCAACAGCACCTCTATTCTTTATTTTTTTCTACTTTTTGAATAAGTACTTCTCCCAATTTATTGTTTATTCCAGATAATTCTTTGATTCTTTCTTCAGATACTTCTAATCCTTCACGAGGATATACATCACCTTGTTTATATTTGTATTTGTTATCTTGTAAGTCTACCCATGGTTTTTTTCTAACACTTATGTATGTGTCTTTTTCTTCTGGCTCTGTACTTTCTTCTTCAATTTTATTTTCAGCTTCTGGATTTTCATTTTCTACTCCAGTTGGCTCTTGACTTTCTGTTACAACTCCAGTTTCTTTTTCATTCTCTGCTGGAGTTGCATTTTCCTCTTCAGGATTTTCATTTTCTGCCAGATTTATATTCTTTTTTACATCTTCTTCTGAAGCATTAACTTTTTCATTCTTACTTTTTGCCATTTTGCTTTCCTACCTTTCCTAATAAAATATTTAGGAGCTTAAAATTAAGCTCCTGCCTCTTCTTCTTTTGTTGTTACAGTTCCAACAACTTTAACTCTTGGAATATATTCTTCTAGTTTTGTTACATCAAATACAAATGCAACATTATCATCAGAAGCTCTTCCGTTAGCATATGCCTTTCCAATTATTACATCTGCATCATCCAATGCCATAGTTTGATCGTAATCTTTAAAATCTAATCTGTTTAGTCCCATCGTATATTTACCTGGAATGAATGCTAATGCTTTTCCTTGTGGATTTTGAGCAGAAGTTTCTATCTTCATATTTTTATATGAAGCAATCATTCTTCCTTCATCATCATAAATAGCAGGAGCTACGTAATCAGCCTCATCATTTGGATGACAAACTATTATAATTTCATCTATCTTTCTCTTTCCGTTTTTTGTTAAATACTTTTTCATTGGTGCTAGTGCTTTTGGAGTAAATTTATTTAAAGTATTGTCTACATTTTTATCAGCATGAGTACCATCTTGATTTGTTTCAGCAATTTTTTTATACATACCAATAGGCTCTTCTTTTCCAGAACCTTGTAAAACACCATATTCAAGACCTTCATTTAATTGTTCCTTAAGTACTGCTCTACAATACTTATCTACAAATGGTAGTGCCAAATCTCTAATTGCTTTTGGTATAATCATATATACGGATAATTTTTGTACATCAATATTTAGTACTGAGAATCCCGCAGTAATTTCGCCTTTTATTTCATCTGTTAAACCACCCCAAGCAAAAGCTCCAGATTTTGATGCAGTTACCCATTTTTTAACATCTGCAGGTGCAAAATTTATATGGCTTAGTAAGCCACCGTCTTCTTTTATATCTTCTAATGTCACATCTATAATTGAACTTGGCATCATATCTATCTGATTACCTGTTATAGCTTGTTTGGGATCCCTTATTAGTGTTTCATAAAACTTTTCTTCTTCTTTTGACAATGCTCTTAATCCTAATTTATCTGCATATGATTTTTTACTTTCTACACTTGATACCTGCTCTAGGATTTCGTTAATAACTTCATCATGTTGTGCAGTTTGTAATATTTCCAATGCTTCTATAATAGCTTTTGATTTATCTTCTTCTGTTTGAAGAATCTCTTTTGCTCTTTCTTGAGCTTGTTTCATTTTATCTTCATTAATTTTCATAATCTTTTACCTCTTTTCCTATTTTTTTGAATAAAAAAAAGACGTCCACGCGTCCTCTTCTTTTTGATTTGTATTTACTTGATTATCTATGTCTATTTGCTTTACTTTTGAAGTTTCATTAGACATTTGTTGCATTAGTTTATTTGTTATTTTTTCAGCTTGTTCATCAATTGTTTTTTGTAATTCTTTATTTTTCATAACTAAATTGTAAACAAAGTCTGCTTCCAGCGATTGCATACTATCTTTTCTTGTTTGTGTGGTAGAAAATCCTAATTCAAATGCTTCTTGGGAAGTAATCCATTCTTCTCTATCCATCATTTCTTTAATTTTTTCTTCTGTTTGACCAGTCTTAGAAACATAAATGTTCACAGATGGCTGAGTTATTTTCTCTAAATCCTCTGCAACTTTTTTCATTATATTTGAATCGCCTCTTGCTTCTGTCCATGCATTATGAATCATCAAAAGACCATTCTCTGGTACAACTCTTTCTTCACCTGCCATAAAAATAACAGAAGCTGCGCTACATGCGAATCCGTCAACTATTGTTTTCACATGTCCCTTAAATTCAGACAATAAACTATAAATTGCTAGTCCCTCAGAAACAGAGCCTCCATAAGAATTTATTCTTACAGTTAAATTTGGCGTATCAACAGCATTTAAAGCATCTTTTAGTGTAAATGCATCAGTATAATCTTCACCGATTCCAAACCATCTTTCTATTATACCTTTTTTTCTTATATCGCCGTATACATATAATTCAGTTTCTGATTCGCTGATTTTTTTAAAGTTCAAGAAATTATCACTCATCCTCTTCACCTCCTTTCACATTTGCATAATTTTTAGTAAGATTATGCTCATTTGCCCAATCTTCATCTATATGTGGTAATCCTATGAATTCATTTATTTCGTTTCGGCTGAAAGTATTTGAAATTAGCTTGTCTATACCAGTAGCCGAATCCAAAATATCTTTATGGAAGATTGCATATTTGTTAAACTGTATTCTTTCTCCCTTAATAAAACTTTCTTCGCCAACAAGTCCAGCATTAAAAGCATCTTCTATATCTGAATAATAAAAATCTACACAGAACGAAATAAAATCGTCATTTGCTTTTGATTTTTCAGTCTTAGTTCCATAAAATAAATCTAATGGAATATGGTAATGACCAGCTGCAGCATCTCCGCATCTTTTTGCAAGATTACTATAATCTTCCAAACCTTCCTTACAATCTTTGTTTAATAACAATAAATCGAACGATTCAGCCAACATAATTATTGCTTCTTCATCGCTAAGTAATCCATCAGTTATCTTTTTTATATAATCCTCATAACTAATTGGTTTATTAGTTTTTATATCTATCATGGTTGGTTGACTTCCAGGTTTTTTTAGCTTCCATTTAGGCACGTTGGAGCTCCTATATTTCAAATTTATTATCTTCAATAACTTTGACATCTCGGACCTGTAATTAGTTTCGGCAGATTCCGCATCACTATTTTTAGAATGGATATAAATTGAATTGTCCTGGTTATATGTTTTCTCAAGTGTCATTTGATTTCCACTATCATCAGATAATTTTATGTTTTGAAAAGTTTTCCCTTTCATTATGCTGCTGCTCTTTTCAAATGAATCTGCAATATATAAATATTTTTTCTTTTTATCTCCATTTATCAAGATTAGTGCTTCTTTATCAATCAATATTTTTAAAGCTAATTTATGCAGAAATTCTGTTCCTGTTTCATTTGGATTAGGGTCAATATTTAACAAGTAGTAGATGTTGTTTTTTAAATTCACTATTTTGTTATCTTTAGTATTATTTTTTCCATATACTAATAGCTCTGTCTTTGCTATTGTTTTTGCTATTAAATCTATAGCCTTAGCTTTTGCCATAGTATATATATACTCATTTGCATCCTTAGACTTCAGAATAGTATCTATATAATCAACTAGCTCACCTTTCTCATTTTGAAATAATAATTTTAATGGATTTTTCATCTTTCTCACCTCCTTACACATAAATGACCTCTTCATCTAATAGCTCTTGTACACTCATTGCAGCTACAAAAGCCATGAAGGGGTCATTTTTCCTTAACTTTGGTTCAATTTTTTCATATTTCTTATTTCCATCTTTTCCATCCTTTACAGATGTGTTATTAATGGACCATCGCATAATTGCACTATTTCCAATATTTATCTTGCCTTCTGAAAAAGCAACTTCAATTCTTGGAGCTACTATTGCAGCAATACTCGCAGGATATCTAATCATTCTAACTAATCCATACGGATTTTCTTTTGTTTCTATTGAAACTCCAAATTCTTTAAATATTTGCTCTAGTAATTTATATCTGTATGTATCTAATACTATCTTTTTTATGTTGTATTTAGACATTTCTGAGAGAATCCACATTATAATTTCTCTACCATCAATAGAATCTTTATTAACAAGCTCAAAATCTTGAAATCCATCTTGCCCTGCATTGTCAAAAGGGAATTTAATTTCGTTGAAAAATTTACTTCTGGCACATATCCAGGTTCGTTGCCTCCAGATATATTCACCGTCTATCTTGAATAAAAAACCTGCACTTGCAAAGTCATTTAATGATGCAAAATCCAGTCCAACAATTGCAGCTCTACCATCAATCTTTCCTGTTTCTCTTGGAACTTCATTATCCACATCTGAATAAGATGCTCTCTTAATGTTCTCCCAACTGGTAACACTAAGTTCCTCATCTTGCACAGGTAAATTCATTCTTTTAGCATAAAATTCGGATTTATATGAAGGGGTACTCAATAAATCAATATAGTCATTTATTATTTCTTCTTGTAAAGTTGGTCGGTATCTCAAGCTAGGATTTGCTTGAACCCAATAAGTCAGATCAATATCCTTTTCATTTTCTGTTTTTAAATATTTTTTCATAGGAAGATCTATATATTTGGAGTCATTTATCTTATATATAATCGGTAGTATTTTTATTAGTTTAATTCCATTATTCAATATTGTATTTGACATTGAAATTTTTTCATCAAGTGGTCCTCCACGGATGTTTCCATTAGTTGTAATAATAACAATTCTTGCATTTTTAACCTTTCCTAAACCAGATTTAAATACATTTATCTGCTTGTAATTTTCATAAGAATGATATTCATTATAGATTACCATTCCAGTTTGTTTACTATCCTTTGTCTTTGCATTTGATGTATTGTATCTTAAAACTGATCTTGTCTGTTTGTTTACAATTATTGTCTTACTCCATGAGAAATATTTTTTCATTATTTCTTTGTTATTTTCTAGCATGTTATAAACTACATTAAAAGAATTCATTGCTTGTTCTTCTGAATTTGCAACTATGTCAATGTGATAGTTTCTTACACCATAGAATGATGTTAAGAAGAAACACGCTAATGGCATTATCATTCCATCTTTTCCATTTCCTCTTCCCATTAAGATGAATATTTCTCTAAATAACACCGTGTCTTTTGTATCATTTTTATATATGAAAAACATAGCATATATAAATTTCTGGTATGGAAATAATGTATAAAACCATTTTTCACAAAACTTAATTGCTTTCTCAAAAGTTTCACCATCAAAAAAAACATCGTCTCTTGACAATGTTGGCTTTATTATATTTTTAATTAGTAACTTTATCTCGTCATCTGTTTCATTTGGATTTTCTTCTACAAATTTTATATATTCATCTATTTCCTTACAACAAATCATGCTCTGCATCACCGCTCTCGTCTGCATCGCCTTTTTCGTTGCCGCTGTTTACAAGTACGTCAGGAGTTTTAAGCTCTAAATCGTTAAGTATTTTAAGCATCTGGCCATTTACTTTTATTATCTGATCAACGCTCTTATTATCTTTTTCGGTCGTGTAACCATTTCCTGTTTGGCTGGCAATTCTTAATCCGTTCAAATCAATATCGTGTTTCAAATCTTCCTTTAATCTGTAGAAATATATATAATCTTCTACCATATTATCGAAATGTTTGCCAACTTTTCCCTGTAATTCTAATTGAATTTTTAAATCTTCACGAATAATATCAGCAATTTCATTTACCTTCTTAAGTCGCTTCTTTTCTTTCTTTTCTTTCTTTTCGAGCTCTTTTTGTTTCTTAATTTTTTCTTGTTCTTCTTCTGAGATTTTTTCAATCACATCTAGAGCCTTTTCTGCATTATTTACTTGAGTTTCCAACTTTTTTAGCTGTTTTTTGCTCTTAGTTTTTGCCATTTTGCTATACCCCCTTTCACGCGCGATAATTTTTCAAAAAAGTTGAACAGTCAGGACCCCACACCCGCTCCCACTAAACTCAAAAATTTAATGAGATTTTGACGGGGGTGTCCGCTTCTGTTCAACTTTATTATTTATGAACTGGTTTTATTTCTTCTTTTATTAGTAATCCATCTTCATACCATCTTTCAACTGTATATTCTTCTATTCCATAATCTGATGCACAATTAAATGTATCTCTTTCCACATCAATATCCATTGATTGTTTTTTAATTTCTGATTCTAATATAGTTATCTTATTTCTATATTGTTCTATCTCTTCTGCTAAATACTCTATTATTTCTCTATCTGCTAATTCAGAATTATTTATATATCTGGATATTCTCCTTCTAGTTTCCTCATATTTACTTTTCCTTACTTCATTGTCTGGCATAACTGGTCCTCCTTAATTATTAATTTCATTTATACTAAAACATAACAATCCATCCACGACTTCTATCCTGTATTCATGCTCTATATGTTTTATTTGCTTTCCGCTTCGTGAATGTACTATCAAATAATCCTAACGATTCTAATATCATGTTTGCTTCCTTCTGTGGAATGTTTGATAATAGCATAATAGTATTCTGCATTATTGATATTATTTTAATTGTATGATCAATTTGATTTGTTACTGTTAGCTTTCCTTCTTTATCTGGAACTAGACAATTAAAGAATATCTTCATTGCTATTACTATATCTTCATCATCTAGTAGATAACTTGCTGATATTCCATTTGCAAAGTTTATTACTCCAGCTCTTTCTTCTTCTTCGTTCATACTTTCTTTTAATTCTACATTTATATTATTTTGTTTATATGCTTGTAATAAATGCTCCAACTTCATTATTACTTACCACCTTTCTTCTGTTAATGGTTTCTTTTTCTTTCTCCAGGTCCAGCGTGCTCTTTCTTCTATAATCTCATGTGCCTCAAAACTTAAAGCTACTCCATTGTCTACATCAAGAGCTAAGTCTGGTCTTTCTTTTATTGGCTTTTTATGGTGTGCTGTATTTGCATCTATGATTTTTATTTTATCTGGAAAGTGTTTTCCATCGTTCCAATTTCCTGCAAAGAATTGGCATATTCCGTTTATCTCTTATTAAAACCTTTTCTCTCCAAATTTTAAAATCTGTAGAATGATAAAATTTATCTGTATTACCTTTTGCAATTTCTTCTTCCCAGTTGTAGTACTTTCTTCTTGCTCTCCTTTTGGTTTTCTTCACTTGCATACCTTACCTCTGTAGTCTATACATTTTGCACACACACATGTTTTTATTTCATTACATACTATATTTGTTTCAGTAAAAATAGTAATTCCTCTGCTACATTCCGCTTCGTTACATTCACATCTTGAGCATATTTCATTTTCAAATTTTTTTATTAATTCATTTTTCTGCATCTACAATCACCATCCAATCTTTTTTAACGCTCATATTTCTTCATAAGACGAACGTAATATTTTATCTTTCTTACATTGAAAATTTAATTACTTTTGCATCAACTATATAAATATCTCTGCATCTATTTAATGTACATGTATAATCATAATTGTTCTTGTAATAATCTAACTTATAATCTAAATTAGTATTCTTAACTATTATTACTTCTGTTTCTTCTCTTGTTGGAACAGTTAATTCTATTGCAACATCTTTACCTGCTCTTTTTGCTTCTTCAAATATTTCTTTTAATTTATCTTGATCCATAATGCTCTCCTTTCTGAATAATAAAATAAAAGAGCCTTCTGAAAGATTTAATTATTATAATTAAATTCTCTCTTCAGCTCTTTTTGTTGCTTAATATATTTTTTTAACAGCTCATCTAATTCTTGCAATTATAATTATAAAACAATGTTTTTCCGAAAAAATACCTCAAAAAGTGGGTATTTTGTGGGTGTTTTTGAAAGACCTTATAAATTAAGCATTTTCTGGGTTGCTTTTTCTACAATATTTCTTATAGTATCTTTATCTCTAGTTTGGTTAAATAATTTAAAATATAAATTATTTCCTATATCTTCATACGTACGTTCTTCTATGTAGTATGCATATAGTATTTCTTTCTCCTTATATTTTAATGCTGCCAGTCTTATTTTAGTCTCGTCTACTTTTTCTTGTAATTCTTCTATTTCATCAGTTAGCTCTCTTATTCTCTTTTCCGCTTCTCGTTTTTCTTTTTCATTTAGTACTATTGTATCGATTGCAGTTTTCTCTGTTTTATTGCTTATTTTATTTTTGCTATGTATATCGCAATTCATTCCTAAATTTGCAGATACACTGCTATCTAATCTTTTATACTGCTTTAATCTTTTCTCACATTTTTTCTTTTCTAAACGTCTCAACTTTAGTTTTGCTATATTCTCTTTAAAGCTTTTCAACAAATCTACTAATTCATCTTTACTCATTTGTACCTCCTAATAAAAACTATCTATCGCAATTTTCAAATCTTCTTTTTTCCGCTTCTTTGTTAAGGTATTCCTGTATTACTGGTTCAAGCTCATCATATCTTTCCATTATTTGCAGTACATGCATTATGCTATGTAGTTTTCTTGCCTTTGTTTTATTGTCTTCATCTGATTCATTAATCTTTTTTGTTTCTTGCTCTAGAAACTTTCCTACGCTTTCTACTATCTCTTCATCCATCGTTGTTTTCCTCCTTTAGTTTTCTATTTAAATCAAATAGTATATTATATGCTCTCTGTACTTTCTTATTGTTTGCATTTTGTATTTGTTTGATATTGCTTGTATAGTCAACACTTTCTAATTCACTCAGTGCATTTTCAACTAGTTTTTTAATTATTACTTTCTCCATCAGTTATCATCCTCTCATAATATTCTTTTACCGCTTCCTCTGTCATTAGTATAATAGGTTCTTCCTTTTGGTCATCCCATATACTTATTCCAGATAGTTGTAATGCCATAGCATTAATTATTTTGTCTTTCTTTTCTAGCTCATTTAATACTTTTTCTAATGCATAAGGTAAATCAAAATCATTTAAATTACAATTAGATTCAAAACATTTTAATATTTTTATAAATTTTTTTATTTTTTCAATTGCTTCTGCTGTAGTTATATCTTTCATTAGTCCCACTCTCCACCTTAAAATGTTTTATATTTTTTAAGTTTTTCTTTCTCTTCTGGGCTGTTATACATGTCTACTGAACCCATATTTATATATCTTACAAGTTGTTTTTCTGTGTTTAAATTATGTTCTTTGCATATATCATTTATGGTTTCTAAGAGAGAAATTATAAGCATTTCAGGTTCAATATCGTTGTTTCTTTCGTTTTCAAAATAATTATGCTCATCTTCTTTAAATTCGATTTTGATTCCTGTTATCATTTTTTCTTTTATACCGTTCATTTAATCACCTACTCCCAATAACTAATTATTACATCTTCTATGTCTGTATTGTCATATATAATATTGTTTATCTTATCCTCAATCTCATCTTCAGATAAACTATCATCGAATTCTATTTCTTTCTCTATAGGTTCTAAATATATTTTTACTTTTCGTTTCATTTGTTCCTCTCAATCTATTGATTATCTCTTCATCATCTGTTATAATTCTCTTGCCGTAGCTTCAATATACACAGGCTACACGCGGAGTTGGTAGAGTGGCTTATTGCGTCACACCGATAATGTGATACATCTTTTTAGGTGTCGCGGGTTCGAATCCCGCACTCTTTTTTTATTCCCTGTCATATAATCCACGTGTAAAACTATATACCCCAAACATTAAGCTATATATTCCTAATGCATTATTCTTTCTAAAAAATACACAACCTATAATAATACAAACCAGTCCAGCTATTATGTAATATTTATTCATATATTTATACCTCCCTTGAAACTAATCAAAATACATCGTCTTTTTTTGTTTATAACAATACTTAAACATTTTAATCCATAATTGATGTATGTCTTTGTATTCTTTTTGCACATGTATATCTTTTAAAACATTGTATATTTTTTTACATTGTTTAGATTTTATTTCTCCGTCACAATCCGAGTGCCATAAAAATAAATCTAAATCTTCATTACATAAACAATTCCATTCATCAATTTCTTCTGTATTAAGCTCCGTGTAAGAACTTTTTTTATATAATTCTCCTATTCTTTGATTGAATGCAATTGCTACACAAATTCTGTATGCTCCAAAACTTGAATATGAACCATGATAGGTATTACCTTCTAATCCTTTTATTCTTATATCTAATCCCATGTTTTTATCCACCTACTTCCATTGACATTAGCATTATCTGTGCTATGAACCAACCTATGCCAATTGCGGTTAGTCCTATAAAAATAAGTCCTAATATTACTAATATTTTGTCTTTCATATACATTCCTTCTTTCTTATGTATTTATTTGTCAAATATTTTCTTATTGCGAATTTATACCATTTCCTGAATCTATTATTTCCGCTTCTTGCATCTTTTTTATAACTTGCTCTGCTTTTTCGAACATACCACCTATAATGCTAATTTTCCTTGTTGACTTATCAATTTCCATTCTTTTGGGTGTATTTTCCCACAATGGATTGTACATATAGTAGCATTCTGCTCTCTCCAGAAACCCCCATTTCTTTAGGTCTTGCAGATTGTAATTTTCTTTAATCTTCCCCATACAAAATCCTCTCTCTTCTTACAATCTCTTTTGTATGTTTTCCTCTTACATGGGCTCTTACTTTCGTTACTTTTACAAATTCAAAATCCAATTCACATGCTGCAATATATCTACTAAATCCACTTAATATAAAATTATTCTTGTCAACTACAAGAGCAGGTAGCTTATAAAACTCTCTATAGAAGTTCTTCCACATTTCTATGCTTTGCTCTCTTGGTCTTGTCCTATTGGCTGGAATTTTTAAATCCTCTATTCTTCTATATCCCAATAATCTAAAAATTGTGCTCTGTATTGTGTAAATAACAAATACAAGTGCAATACATATTACTTCTAAAACTTTATTTTTCTTCATCGTTAGTACCTCCTAATATTCCTCAATTTTCACATAAACTTTTGGTTGATCTGCATACACTTTCTCAACATTCATAATTGTTACTTGCGTATCATCTCTATATGCTAGTCCATTTAACGCATCTAATACTGCTTTTACAATGTTATCTATATCTGGCTTTTTTGTTGGACTTATCTCGTTTTGCAACATCTGTATAGCTTTCTTTTGGCTTGTACTTTCTGGAACAGAAAAATAGGCTATAATTGTTACTTTTAATCTTCCCTGTAAAATTTCATATTGTGGATATGTATGTACGAACCATTGTTTTATTTCATACTCATAATTCTTTGTTTTTGGTGGTGTATATGCTCTTCCTGTACGAGTATTCATTCTTGGTCTTGCCTTTCCTTGTGCATTTCCTGGAACTAAAATTTCATATATCATTTATAATCTCCTCCTTCTTTTGTTTATGCCGCTTCAATTTCGTTCTGCAAGCATTTCATAAAATATTTAATAAAACTATTCAGACTATGATTTTGCATGTATTTTTTAGATTTCAACAATCTAAGTTTTAATTTATCTTCACTAAGATTCTGTAGTAATGCCCTGTGAGGAGATTCATATAGCTCTTTAATTACCCAGTACATTATTTTTAAATCTAATACTTTTTCGTCCGGCATTAGATCTAGAACATTCTCATTGTCTACATAGCAATTAAGCCTTTTTAGAATGTTTATAATTCCGCTTCTGTTTTCTTTGTGAATATTTAGATAATTGAAATTCAAGATTCTCAAATTTTCGGATTCGCTATTATTATTATTTATATAATTAAATAATAAGTTTAGTTTAGTTATTATGGGCCCGTGTGCCGACCCGTCCGCCGACCCATCTGCCGATTCAAAATAATAACTATCTTCGTAATCGTTGAAATTATCTGTGTTTTCTATGCTATTATCAAAGTATTCTTCTTCAGATATTTCATCTTCAATTTCGTTTTCGCATATGGTTAAATCAATAATTGAATATTTAGATGCATCATTCTGATTTAATCCTGCAGAATATTCTATATAACCATTTTCAATTAATTCTGCTCTTGCTCTTTGTAAAGTTGTTTTTGGAAGTCCTGTTTTAGCCATTAAAATTGCATTTGATACTTTAAAATCTTTTTTGAAATGTGTTTTTCTTGCGATTTGTAATAAAATTCCATAGACTGCTTGTGCATTTGAAGAAATTGGATCATAATCCAACTTTGAATAAAATTCATCTAATAATCTCTCTAAATTCATATGTATCTCCTCTTGCATACACTCACTACTTATGTTAATATAAATAGTGAAAATGCTTTTGTATTTTCTTTTGTGAGAACTATTTGCTAGATTCCAACTTTTCAAATGGTTCTCTTTTTTTGTATAAATCTTGTAATTCAGAAAAATAAATTTCCGCTTCTGATTTTGGAATTAACTCATTTTTTCTTTTTTCGTAGATTTCTTTTATGTACTTTAGAGCTAACGATTGTTTATTATTACTTAGTAATAAAATAATGTTTCCTAGTATTTGGAAATCTTCTATTTGTAAATCTAAATGTTTGTCTACGTATGTAGAAATAATTTCTTTTAATTTTTTATTGTTGTTTTTTAGTGCCTTAATTCTTTTATTAGCACTCTTTAATTTTTTGTTTAATTCTTTTGTATTTCCCATAATTCATTCCTCCTTCGTTATTAACTTACAAAACACTTAAAATTATTCTTCTTTATTGTTTTTGTAATTTTCTTTAGTGCGGCAGGTTGCTTACTATTTAATCTTTGCAATGAACAAATCTCAGCCTGATTCTCCAAAAATTCTTCCACCCATTCATTTTTAAATAGGAAGCTTCTCTTTGCTCCTGGTATATGTTTTAAGCCTTTAGGAATCCAGTTATGTGTAATTGTGTATGGTGTTACACCATATGTTTCTGCTATTTGTTGAGTTGTTTGTAGCATTTAATCACCTTCTTTCGTGTTTTATTTTTTCTTTTGTGTAATTAATGTAGTGTGAAATTTGTTTTTTGAAACTAATTTTTCGATTTATAAATTTTGCTGTTGAAATTTGTATAATATGCATATATAATCACCTAAAAGAAAGAGAGGCGATTTTATATGTCAAGAAACCCTTTAGACGGATTTAAAAGAGAAATGGTTGAATTTAATATATATAGATCAGATGAGTTACTTTCAATCGTAAAAGGTTTGAAAAATACTGAAAAGCGGTACAAATAGAAAATATATAGGTTTCTATCCAGATGTTAATGTTCAGGTTGGTGATGTAATTTCAATTGCAAATATTCCAATAAATTACTATGTTACGGATGTTGATACAGCATCATATAGTGGAAAAATCTTTGAAATCAAAGCATACTATGAAACCCGTGCTCCTCAAGAGAAAGATTCAAGATCTGTAACCTACAATATTCAAAGTGCTCCTAACTCGATCATTGGAAACCAACATAATGCTACTCAAAACAACTACGTATCTGACATTAGTGATTTCAAACAAATGATTGAACAATATGGTTCTAACGATAAGGAACAATTATATGAACTAGCAAACACACTTGAACACAGTCTTCAAAAAGATGAATTTCAAAAAAGTAAGTTATCGAAATTTGGTGATTTAATAGCTAAACATTCCTGGTTACCTGCAGCAATTGCACAGATAGTTTGTACTTTTATTTCAAAACCTTAATTAATAATCTTGTAAGTTATTAAATCTTTTTTGATAAGTATTACATATTCCTAAAAAGTCTATTAGAGCCTTTCTAATAGGCTTTTTTGTTATTACAGCAATGCTATTTATTAACATCCGCCAAAACATAAAATCTTTAAATCGCATTTTCTCACCTTCTTTCGTTTCATTTTTGTATATAGTTGCATTTATTTTTTTACATTTATATAATCACTCTAAAGAAAGGCGGTGATTTTATTGGCTAAAATAATGAGAATTTTCGTTCAAATTCCATATCAAGAAAAACTTGTAGAATTAGATAATTCGTGCAACTACATTTTTAATACTCCTTGTAAAGACTGGATTAACAATCATAATATTGAAGATTATACTTTTCTTGATATTACACATGAAGGAATTGAGTATAAATTACCAATTTCAGATTTTAAATTTATGTATTAATCAACATGTAACTATTTCTAATTTTTAGAGATAGTTATTCTTTTAATTTGACGTTATTTTGTATACATTCAAATTTCTGATCTATATAATTTTTAATGAAGAACCACTCTTTAGCAGTAATATTTTTTTCTATTAAATATTCTTCAAAACATTCTCTTACATTATCTATGACACCGTTTCTAACTCCCATCTTCTCACCCCATTTTCATCTGATTTCTTTTGTAATCATTAAAAATAAAAAAAATTTCTGGAAATTCTTTTTTTAAAGCTGTACATATTAATTGTGCTATTTTAGGACTAGGATTTCTTTCTCCTTTAACAATTAATGATATTTGTGTTTGTGAACATCCAATTTTTTTTGCTAAACTCCTATGTGAATACCCTGCAATAATAATTGAATTTTCAAATTCATCTGCATCTTTTACCATTATTATCTTTTTATTCTTTTGTATACTCATTAAAAAATTCCTCCTTTCTGTTTTCTTTTGTAATCATCTGTATTATATCATTCTGTTTTCTTTTGTCAACATTTTTTTAAAATTTATCAAAAAATATTTACAAAAGTAATCATTAGTAATATAATGCAACTATCCGGAGGTGAATTATGAACTTATCAAACGAAGAATTAGGAGAATATTTAAAAGATTTAAGAATAAAAGCACACTTATCGACTAGACAAGTATACGAATTATCCGGTGTATCAAATGGATATCTCTCTTTAGTAGAAAATGGAAAACGAAGAGCAAGTGCAATTGTTCTAAAAAAATTAGCTCAATTTTACAATGTAGATTATATGGAGCTCTACGAGAAGGCAGGCTACGTTGATTTAATTGATTCAGTAGATACTGAATTATTAGAAAAAATTGGAGCATTACCTCTTCCCTCAACTGATATAGTATCAGTTCCTATTATTGGCCTAGTAAAAGCTGGATATGATTATTTAGCTCAAGAAAACCATATTGGAACAATAACTATTGAGAAATCCATTGTTGGCGATGGAGATAAATATTTTGCATTGGAAGTAAAAGGTGATTCTATGGCTCCAGATTTCAAACAAGGTGATATTGTTATTGTAAGACAACAAAATGACTGTGAAAACAATGATATAGCTATTGTTATTGTTAACGGTGATGAAGGAACTATAAAAAAAATAAGGAAGTCGGAATCTGGAATTATCTTACAACCTTTGAATCCCAATTATGAACCTATCGTGTATACAAATCAAGAAATAAAGTCATTACCTGTTACAATAGTTGGGGTAGTTAAGCAGTTAAAAAGAAATCTATAGAAGGAGGCCATATGTCATTTAACAACTTAAATATATCAAAAAATAAGATTCTAAATACTATGTTATTTATACTAATAGGATTTATTATTATATATGTTATTTATTTTCTATTTTCTCATTCGAGCTATGACTCTGAACTTTCTAAATACAAAAAAGATACAAAAGCAATAATAGATAACTATCTAAGCGCAAAAATTTCAAAGATTGAAGCACAAGAAAAAATAGAAATTATAGAAAAACAGGTAGATACATCTTATAAGGAAAATAATAAACAGGAGTTTTTCTCTCTCAAAGTAACATTAAGTCGTCTGAAACAAGCAATATATTATGACGAAATATCTGATATAAAAAAAATATACAAAGAGTCATTAAAGTAGAAATAAGGAGATTATTTATGAAAAAAATTTATGAAAAAATATGTAACTTTATTTTTATTGTAGTTATACTGTTTTCCGTAGGAATTACTTTTACTATTATATCAGCTAATTATAAAATATTAGGTTTCTTATATTTAATAATAATATACGGTGGAATAAATTTCTTTGCTACTATCAAATATATGCATAAGCAAGATTTGTATAATTTACAACACAGTTATTCAGAAATACTTAATGAAAAAAGAAAAAAAGATAATAAATAAAAGACATTGTGCGTAGTTTGGCGACCAGACACAACATCTTTTCTAACAACACTTTTGAAAGTATTGATATATATATTATACACTATATTTGCCTCTATTTTCAAGAGTTTGTTAAACATACAACTTGAAATGGAGGTATTTTTATATGGAACAAAAAACAATAGATTACAAAGTAAATGAAATGCTTTCACAAATGATGGAATTACAAAAACAATTACAAATTGCAAATGATAATACTATAACACAGAAAACCGAAAAAAAGAAAAAACGTAAAGAAGGCTCTTACGAATTATACAACAATGGAAAAGCAAGATTATATTATATGCACAACCATGTAAAATATAGAACAACTGTTGATGCTGAAGATGAAGAACAAGCTGAAGCACAACTTGCTCTATTTGTAGAGAAAGTAAAAAAAGGTACATTTATATCAACTAATTATACCTTTACTGAATTTGCTCAAATATGGCTTGACCAAAAGGTCCGACCTAATGCTGGAGAAAGATGTGTAAAAAAATATATCGGTGCTCTAAATAATAGAATACTACCCGGACTAGGCAATTATAAATTGAAGGACCTAACAAAACAGATTCTTGAGAAATTTTTCAATCAGATTAAAGAGACAGAAACCAATTATGAAAAAAGAACAACAAATAACATTGTAAAACCATCTTCTGTTCTGAAATGGAAGTCTATTATACATGCTTGTTTAAATTATGCAGTTGAATGTGAACTTTTAATAAAGAATCCTTGTGATAATATAAAAATAAATTTCACTACTACGCAAAACGAAGAGCAATTGATTGCGTTGGTAAAGAATAAAAAAGAAAAAGTTTGTTACTATGATTTATCAACATATAAATTCGTTTGTGATAAATTAGAAAATGAATTCATGGAGTACTACAATAATGATACAATTTCAAATGATAAAAAATTATTAGAAGTTGCTAGAAGATTTATATTATTACTAGCATTAAAAACTGGTATGAGACGTTCTGAGATTTTTGGATTAGCTCGTAACGAAACTTATAATGATTTAGATTTGGAAAATGCAACTTTTGAAGTCAATAAATCAAGACATTATTTAGCAGGAAAAGGGAAATTCACAAAATATCCTAAAAATGATACATCAATACGAAAAAAATCTCTTCCAAAATCAATTTTAAGCTATTTAAAACTTTATTATGAATTACTTGATAGAATTGGATATACAGATACCTATATTTTTGATTTCATAAGCATAGATGGTATATGTTCATTTTTTCAAAAATGGCAAGAAAAAAACAATATAAATAAAATAAGATTTCACGATTTAAGACATACACATGCTACTATTCTTCTTTTTTCTGGAGTAGATGTTAAAACAATTTCAGAACGTTTAGGACATGCTGATATACAAACAACATTAAATATATACGCAGATGTATTAAAAGAACTTGATAAAAAGGCTGCAGATGCTCTTGATACAATATAAAAATGGATGACTACAGTCACCCATTTTTATTCTAATTCATCTGCTATTATTTTTATATCCATTTTGTTATCTTTATGTTTTTGATATTCTCTTTCATGAACATACTTTCCATTCTTTTGTGCGTATATTCCTAAATGATGCGTATCTACTAGTATTAAATTAAGGTCCTTACTTTTTTTGTGTAAATAAAACTGTATATTCGTCATACTTGTATGCTTATACTTCCATGTATTATAAACCAAATCTTTACTACTAATATTTTCGCCAGTATTAAGTTGAATTATGTTTTGTAAACGAGCCAGTTTTAATTTATCAGGAATTCCATCTGATAAAAGTTCATCACCTTCAAAATACTTATCTAAAATGTCTACTCCGTTTTTATATTCTCTGTATATTTTTCTTAGTTCCTTATAATTATCTGTCCCTTGACTTTTCTCATAATTAGTAAATTTATTGCTTGCGTCATGTATAGATTTAAAGTTCTTCTTCATCATAAGACACGAGTAATCTTTTTCTACATATTGGGTACAATTACCTTTAAATCTATTTGTTCTATATCTAAATTTGTTACTACTTTCTAGCATATTCCTCAATTATCTTTTCCTTAGGAATTTCATTATTGTGATATTCTTCATCATAGTTAAAATTATTTATCCACGATCTATCTTGATGTGAAATATCAACTAACTTAAAATCATTAACTTCCATAGTATCATCAATTACACTATCTATAAAACTTTGTAGGAATATATCACCATTAAATAAATTATCATTATGATATTGTTGCAAGTTTGTTTCGTGATATACATCTTTAACAACCGGACCATACACCCATGCTTCTATCTTTTCATCAAATAAATATTCTGAATAATTTGAAACATCAATTTCCGTATCTTTACCTTGAAATAACTTTCCTTTTGCTACGAATCCACCCCAGTATGCAAAACAAAAATATAATGTTTTTTGTAATCTTACTGGAGATATGCTCTTTTGTTTTTTCTCCTCATAATATTCACTAATATATTGAGCCAACTCCTTAACTCTCAAAATACCCATACTATACTCCCTCTTATTTATATATCAACTTTTCTGTTATACTATTATATAATATTTTATTGTTTATGTAAATAATAAGTGCACTTTTTAACAACCTCTAACACTTTTTAGCTCTATAATACTTTATACAATTTTTAATAAAATATCAATACAATTTTTGTATAATTTACAAATTTTCTTGGGTAATTTTTGGGTAATCACTGACAAATTTAATGCGTTTGAGGCACTTTTTAACACTTTTTAACTTATATATAAAAATAGCCATAAGCCTTATTATAAAAGGTTTACAGCTATTTTCACATATTACTATGGCTCCTCTTGTTGGACTCGAACCAACGACCTATCGGTTAACAGCCGAGCGCTCTACCAACTGAGCTAAAGAGGAATATAAATATGGCAACAACCTATCTTCTCAGCAGGGTAACCCGCAAATA